GAATATTCCTTCATGCCTGTGGCTCCGGCTTCAGATGTACTGAAGGAGACAAAATCTCATATTCCAGGGTCCTTGGACCCTAACTCTAATCTGCTGGGATTGTCCCGCAGTTTAGACATCCATATCCCAAAACCCTTGGTTGTGGTGATTGGTCGGTTCGGTAAGGATGAACCTTACCGTTCTCGTAATATGCGAGTACGCCAGCATCTGCCGTATCTCCCACAGTCCGTCTCAGATAAGATCTGTAAGATGAACAAGGAGTCACTCAAGAGATTGAGTAACACCATAGAGGCAATCAATGATAATATCATGATGTCCTCTCCCGAAGGGATAAGATCCCTTCGAGAGAAGCCCGCCTACATTAAATTAATGCGGTGGGCATACGGCCTGGCCGTGCATAACACGGACCAGGTCTGCAAGCAATGGAAGAAATTTTCCGTTGTTTGCCGTTGGAAGGCGCTACAGTCTATGACTGCGGAACCTGAAGTCCCGGTTGATTTTCCGGGATTTGGCGACGAGAGATCTAATCTCAAGGAGCTGCCCGCCATTTGGCGGGAACTCTGTCCCTGGCTGTTACCAGTCTGGGATCGCGGGGTAGAAACAAAAGCCGAGTCAACACGGCTTTTGCATCTAGTGACCGGCAGGAATTTTCCTGCTGGAAACAAAGCGACAAGGGAGCAGTCTCTGCGTAAGCACGCGGAGACGTTATGCTCAAAACCTGTCATTACCGAAGAACGAAGAAGGATCCTTCGACGTCTCAGCGTCCTCATCGGACGTTCGGTAAAAGAGTTGAAACCCAAGAACTTCAAAAGTCTTGGGCACCTTTCCCTCACTTCATCCGCCTCGATTGATTCGAGCGTGAAGGACGGGGGAAGGGCGGCGGAAGTTGCGATAAAATTTCGCAACTGGGCCACTTTCGTTCCAGACCAGGACTCTTTAGAAGAGACCTGGTTTGGCTTGCCCTACCGGCTAGAAGCCGGTAGGCCAAGATGGCAGACGATGTGTCGCGATGCGGCAGTTCATCATCCATCACATGAATTCGGAGAAAGCTCCGAAGCCATGGAACTCGACTTTGAAAATTTCAAACTCGAGGATCCTTTATACGGATTGGACGCTGTAACTGGTTACCAGTTACTGCAATGGTCCATTGAAGAGGGTCTCTCCAATCACGGATTGGAGGGCCTCCCGTATAAAAATGCGGAGTCCCCAATAAGATTGGGGACTACTGCACCGTCTATTAAAGCGAGTGCAATTGGCGAGCCGGGCGCAAAGTCCCGGGTCGTCACCGTGGGGGAAGATTGGTTAACGATCTTCCTCCAACCGTTTAGCCACCACCTCTTAGGTTTGGCTAAACTCCACCCATCAGCCACTGCGGGTTTGACCCGCGGCTGGCAGTTGTACGAGTGGACGAAGAGGTTACGCAATGCGGGACCTGTTCGGAATCAGAAAACTTGCTTCTTAAGCAGTGATCTTACTACGGCGACAGATTTCTGTACGCACGAGTACTCCAGCGAAATGCTTGAAGGATTCATGGAGGGCTTGGATGAAACATCCAAGTACCTCCAGGCGTCGGCACAATTGTTGTGCTCTCCTAGACGCTATGAGACTGACATCGAAGGGTTCTTCGACCAGCTCACCTCTCGGGGCATCCTTATGGGTGATCCGGGAGCGAAATTAGTCTTAACTCTGCACAACCTTTGTGCAGAGTGGGAGGCTTATTTCAGGTCTGATGCAGGTATGCTCAGATCGACAGATGCGGAGTTTCTCCGTCATCTGTCTCAGTCGAAGGGTGCACCCACGCGTGCGTGGAGACACTTCGCCTGCTCGGGAGATGACCACATTGGTCAGGGCCCAATAGAGTACCTCAAGAGAATAACTCTTAACCACGGTGAGAACGGCATGGCCGTATCGTGGTCACAAAACTTCTTAAGTTTTAGAGGTGCTTTCTACTGCGAAGAGATGATCTGCACAGTAGGCCTGGATAACTCGGAGATCTGGGGGGTCGAAACCCCTTTGCATCAACGTGTTTACCTGCGACAACCTCACATCGATGCGATGAAACTAAGGTTGTTTTCTCCTTGCTCTAAAGAGTGCGAGGGGAAGGATGAGCCGAACCCTGCCATTGGCAAGGCACGACAGATGCAAGGCATGCTGGCGTGGCTCGGCGGCGGCTTTGAGGCCATGGTTCCCATGGCTTCTGCGCGCTTCGAACAGAGGATGGAAGGTTTCCTTCCTACCCTCTTGTCGACCCGTTATCTTCCAGTAAAACTGGGAGGTATCGGGTCTCCGGCTTTCCATCGGTCGGAGACCGAATTGCGGAAGATATTCACGGATGAAACTCCGTGGATAGTACTACAGTCAATCAAAGATGTCTTTGACGGGACTGCCAACCTTCTAGTAAGGCGATGTCTCGCGAATTTCGCGACCAACGCCCGAGCTAGGGGGGTTTCCTCTGACGCTGTTCAAGAACAGGTGAAGGAAGTTCTTCACAACGCCGAGTTAACACTCGGTGTTGATGACAGTGGTTTGCAGTTAATAACTCAAATCTCTGATGTCGACTGGTCTCATTTGAGATTCAGCGACAAGGTGACCATAGCGAAGCGCTATGGGCTCACCACTATCGATGATGCTATTAACATCATCGATAGACCTTACTTGTTCCGGAACATGTTAGTTCCGGAGGTCTCGCGCCGTCACGGCGAAGATCCGTACAAGGATAAAGCGTATGACGTTTTACCTTGGAACAAGAGGGAAGCGGCACTACTCAAAAATCTAGAGAAGTGTCGCGCCGATGTCGAACCCGCACAGGAGGGAGACTTCGGTTCCTTAGCAGCCAAACTGGCTGCCTGGGCGGCCGGGAAAGTAAAATTTCTCGACCTACCTCAGGAAGTTTATTTTCTTCCTGAGACTGTAGTAACGTCGGAGACTCTCTGCACGTTACGTACGCCAATTTAGAATTGGATACACAACAGTCGGTTTCTGTTTTT